TATTACCGCATTAGTATAGACTGCCGATCCTGCTTCTTTGGTATTGGAATATGTTTTATTCGATGCGTCATTAAATAACTCCGAGGGTACATGAAACAGGTTGCATATAGTCCTCAGATCCATCTTATCCGACTCTATGATCGCCAAGTCAACAGGTGACATCCCTGTCTGCTGCCATCTGAGCGGTACTGAAGCTATCAGCGGCTTGCCTGCGTTATGCGGTCCGGTCTTCTTTGAAAACCTCTTTTCAAGCATCTCCTGCTGCTCCTCAGTGAAAGGATCTGTCGGACCTGTCGATGGTTCGGGTGATAAAATACCCCGCACCCCGAAATTCTGGAATGACGATACCCAGCTGTCAAAGGCTGCATTGGATTTTGTTACTACCCTCCGACCTGCCCTGATAGGTGACAGCCCGTAAAGGAAACGTCCTGAGTCATATTCCGGAGTCCAGTATTTCAAATGGATAACCTGTTCAGGTGGAATATTTACCGAAGGGTCACCGATCATCTGGTACATCCTTATAGGCTGATATCTGTCCCCGGCAACAATAGTCACTGCCTGCGAGGGTAGCGTCCACATCTCTTTAATAGTCCCTGAGTTCGGTCCTGCTGTCGGTCCTATGCAGTGAACATAAGAATTACCCGTTACCAGCTTATACCCGACCACCTGCTCAATGAACTCTGCCCAGCCCTGCAAGACGTTGGGAGAGATAAATAACTGGTTAAGATCGTGATCCGGCAGCTCGACCATTGCCTTAGTCTTCACGGCCTCTTTCTTATACCGCTCAAGGTTTGGCGATGCGTTCTTATACAGGTTGAGCATCTTATCGTTCTTGACCTCGTACACCCCAAAGGGTATCGTTGAGGCTTTCTGAGCTATGAACGATATTATCGAATAGACAGTAGGGTTAAACAGGTAGCCCTCGCGCACGTACGCATCTGTACCCTCAGCCATATACACCGGGGATTCATTGACATACTTCAGTAGCGCAGCATAGAAGTCTGAACCCAGTGCCTTGCTGACCTGCTCCTGTTGGAGCTTCAGCAACCGATCCTTAAACAACCGCTCTGCCAACCGATCAATTAATCCCATGATGTACAATAAATTAAGGGTGACAATGATAAGCTCCTGCGAAGAAGTAAAAGTGGAAACGGAATGAAAAGACAATATATCATTCCTTAAATTTTCACAAAGATAAACCTATTTAACATAATAAAAGATTATGTTAAGTAGAAAGTTATTAACAATTAAATAAGTGTGAATTGTGATTTCTGTTTGCACATCAGCTCTGAGGCTGCCCAGACAAGCGCATCGATACGCCCGGGTGAGACATTGGATTCCCGGCTGTCCCAGGTAGTCATCTCATCCTCTAACCTCATCAGCGAGCCTACATGATGAACCATGCCACGTTCATAGAGGGCAACGATAGGCTCTGCACGGACAACCTTACCCCTGGAGGCATGGACAGAAGCGATAGGAACCTCGCGGTCAATATTGCGGATTATCGTTGTGACCATATCCCAGCCCTGGTTAACTTCAGCAACGATCTTATCTGCCTCCCATTTATAGTAAAGTCTTATTGCCTGTGTTCCCCACTGGTTAGGCGACATGATACCCGACATATCATCCAGGACGTAAGCATGGCCGTCTGTGCCTATACCCACGACAATAAGCCCTGCCTCGTCTGAGGTCTGTGTGGCTGTTCCCGATGGATCGACTCCAACAACTATCCGCTTCATATCAGGGGCTTCCGTGACCCTGTGACGGTCAATCATCTCATAAGTCCATAACGCCCCCTCAACATCATCCTGAAACTCACCCAGCCTGAACCGCTTCTGCTGCCTGTGAGATAGAGTCTTGAGTACTGTTTCAATATAATCAGCCGGTAGGTTCTCAAGATTATCATCGGGGTTCATCCTCATGTGAGAATACAGTGCAGGATTCAGTCCTTCTTTCGTATCGGGGTTCTTATGCTCAATAAATAGCTGATAAGTCCAGTGCTGTGTTGAGGGTGGGTTGCAGTCGCAATACACCCGGTTAATAAGTCCGGTGTTCTGTGCCAGACGTGTCAGGACTGTTGTATAACTTGAGTAGCTGACTTGTGAGGCTTCATTGACAAAGATCGTGGCATATTCATTACCGAGTACTTTCTCTGTGCGCTCTTTATCGTCAAGGCCACCGAGCCAGACCTGCGATCCGTTAGGGAACTCGATGAACCAGTCAGATTTATTCCACAGGGGCTTGACTCCGGGAAAGCATAGGGTTAAGCATTTGGGGATTGTATCATGCCAGAGTGACTGCTTCGCATGGTTGAAGGCAAACCGGACTATCAGATGACGTGAGTTTGGTTCCTTTAAAGCGCGAAGTATGACCTGCCTGATAATGACGAATGACTTGCCTGAACGACTCCCGCCATACAGTAAAGTATATTTCGGGTCTGATCCCATCAGCCTCACGGCCTCTGCCTGTTTCTCTGTCTTTTTGAAAGTCATGCCTTTGCATCTTCTTTGTCAAAGATAAGTGTTACACCTCCGGAGACATTCAGATCCTGCCTGACCTTACCGTAAGCACGGTCAAGGAGTAACTCTGTTTCACGTATGCCTCCTTTCTTTGCATTGTCTCTCATGGCCTGTATGATCTTGGTTACTTCTGGTTTACCGAGTTCATTTATTAGTATCTCAGTCAGATCGGGCAGGGCTTTCGGTCTGCCTTTCTTATTGATACGTGGATCACCTTTCACAAATCCGTTCTTTGGTTTTTCCCCTTTCTTGAATGGCATGACAGTATTGTTATTGTTTTACGTTTGCAAAGTTACACTATATTTCTGTAAAAGTCAATATCAATTATGTGTATATCCTGACTGACTTCAATCCGGGAAATGATTCATGTGTACCATTCTCATAATGATCCAAAAACATATCACGTACTTTAATAGCCTCATCTTTAGTTTTAAAAGTACCCAGATAATAATGATGCCTATGCCGGACAACCGTAACCATATATCTTCGATACATCTTCTGAATACAATAATCATCCTTCTTTCTTCTGTTTACTGAGCTATCGCTTTTAATAACCCAACGACAGTTATTAGGTTCATAGTCGCCATTCACGTCTATCCTATCAATTACCAAATCATCTCTATATCCACTTCTACTTGCCCACTTCATAAAATTAAGATAATCTTTCCAGTCATTGCATATATTAATACCTCTACCGCCGTAGTTTCTATAACAAGCATTGTCCGGGTCTGTTACTCTACTCATTATTGCAGTCCATCTTTTGTATAATGGAAATGAACTAAATCCATGATGTTCCTTTGGTTTTCTCAATCTATTTGTTCTCATAGTATTTTTTCACAAATATACAAAAACCTTTATTTAATTACAACTAATTATGAACGAAGAGCGGCTTATACACATGAACGACCTCAAGTCCGTTGCACCGGCAGGCGTTGGCGCACTCTTCGGCGTACTTACCATCGGCTGAGAAATCATCCCAGTTAAACCCTACGGCTTTGGCTATCGGCAGGCGTACCCAGAAAGCACCCATGTCAATGCTGTTCTCTATTGGCTTGGATTCGTGAACCTTGTACTGGAAATGAGAATGTACTGTATTGCATATAACCATTCCCACGGTTCGGGTGGCTTGCTGCATCATATACTCGACAAACACTGGGACGTAATAATTATCATCGTTAGTCAGCAGTACAAAATCATCTGGGAAGCCTGAAAGTTTTGCCAGTGCCTTGCGCCTGTTAGGGTGTCCATAGTTCCCGTTGCGGTGCGATGAACACATGAAATGTATCCGCTTCTCTGAGTTGTATAGATCCATTACCTGCTTAACATCTTCCGGTGGCGGTCCATCGTACATGATATACAGCACCCAGCGCGGATCAGTCTGAGTGATGAAACAATCGCATAATATCCTCAGTTGTATAGGTCGCTGGTAGGCTACTGCTATAACGTGCAGGGTGCGGTTCTGAGCATCGAAGTTAATCATGTTGGGCAAGTTCACAGTTTCGGCAGATGTAGAGTATTTCATCGGTGTAGGATAATAGTCTGATCTTTTCACGGTCAAGGTCATTGAAATTCTGCGTGTAGAGATTGCCCAGCCGTTGTTCAAGCGAGTAATCCTGACAGCAGAGATATACATCACCGTTAGGGAGTACAACGTTATGATCGTAATCCTTACCGGCAAACAGGCAGTGAAGCGGTCCCATCTTGTTCTCTGAATCAAAGGCGTTACCGGCACGGCTCCAGATATTTGAATCATCGATAACCGCGTCCCGGCCTTTCTGGATGTTCAGCACGAACAGCGATTTGCTTGCTGCAAACTTATGCTCGTCATATCCGGGGTAGCGGTGAAATACCACCTCTGAGAACTTTACGCCCCTGAGAATATTAACATCCTCTGCTTTGAACCCTACCAGGGTAGTATAGACAACCACATTGAACCCACGGGAGTAAGCCAGCAGGATCATCTTTGCCCCTTCCGGGTGACAGAACACCTCGGAGAACCCTGTGAAATCTATCCTCACATCCTTCGGGGTGTTCTGGAGTATCTGATCAAGGTCTGACATAGTCATCTGACTTTTACCCTCATACCTTTCTATCAGCTTTCCTTGCGGGCAGTACCAGCAGTTATTAGGACAACTGATATAAGTAGTTATTTCTAATGCTCTCATCTGCGCCGGAATATCTTCTTTAACAACTTAATCAGGTATTCGAGTCCTGGCATCCCGCCGGTGGCTCTCACTTCATTGTCTTTCATTTAATACTTTTTGAATTATACGTTGTAACTGTTTGCCATAATCGTAGTAGTTCATTCCTGTTGCAAAATTCTCTTTGATAGCTGGTAGCCTCTGGAGATAATCATCCGGGGTAAGTGAGTTGCAGGCGTTGATAATATCGCTGACCGTTGAAACGTGGAGAATACCCAGGGGGTTGAAATAGTCCAGAACGTTGTGCGCACCCCAGTAAATAGGCAGGCTCATCCTTATCATCGGGTCAATCAGCTTCTCAGAGAATGAATTGTCATAATCATAAGAGTCAATTGCTATATGAAACATCGTATTCATAACCACGTTCTTTGCTTTCTTCTCTGCCGGTAGTGGTATGCCTCCTGTCTGTCCTGAACGTAACCCTGTATAGAAATACTTTGGTATCGTTATCTCATCTCGCCGCGTCCATAGTTCATGCCTGAGTTTATGACCTGGTAGACAATTCCTCCCGGAGAACACACACGACACCCCGAAGGTCTTCTCTGTTGAAGGATCAGGAGTGCAGAACGGTGTCAGCCCGATAAAGAATATTGCCTTTGGGAGTGACAGCATACTCGGCATGAAAGTCAATAGGTGATGGAAATTATCCTGATGTTTGCGTATCAGATCATTGAAGTGCTGCTCCGGCTGGATGGTAAGAACAAATCTTATCGTATCCGGCGGGATAGGTTTCGGCAGCTCGTCAGGTATCAGGTAGTCGATGATTATCTCAACGTCTTTCGCAGACTCGACAATGATAACCGGATCTAGTGCCTCCTCAAAATTAGCTATTACTTTTACTCTTTTCATGTTTCAGAAATTCAGTTATAAATACCGGATCGGCAATATGCACACAGAAATCCTTATACTTGAGCGTGAACAGGCCATCGGGATCGGCATACTTATCATGCACGTCAAAGAATGTGAACCCGTGAGCGAAGCACCCCTGCATCAGACGGTTATTCATATATCGCACATACACAACACGCTCCAGGTCGTCACCGTTATACGGAAAGTCCTCGTTTGCCTGCGACTGCTTGCGGCGTACTGCCGGGGGTACGCTGAACACAAACACCCTCGCTGCCTGTACCGTAGCGATCTTCTGCATATAGTTATCAACGATCTTATCTGTCAACTCTTTCCAGTTCTCATGCTCTGCCATGTGTACGCGGCAGTCTATCTCACCGACACAGAAACATACCCAGTCCGAGGGTTTCACTCCGAGCAGTGCCACGTCCAGCGAAGACAAGCCAAAGCCTGCACAGGTCATATCACCTATATGATGACAGATGATCTTCAGTCCACGAACCCTGACCCCTGACCATACACGCTTACTGGCATGACTATCTCCTATGACGTGCAGCCTCATCTCCGTTTGTATATTGCATCACCCCATGACATACCGCGCCAGTAAACTGACTCCAGCAAGAACCCGTGTTCGGTGAGAAATTTAGTAACCTGTTCGATCATCGGACAGCCCTCGTAAAGTTCTGCACGGTACACCTCGCAGGTGATATCGTTGATATACCTAAGTGACATTGTTGCTCCTTTAAGTATTTCTAATTCATAACCCTGAGCATCTATATGAAGATAATCATATAAAAGAACATCATAATCAATATTGTCGAGCTTATCTATATCGACCATCTCAGCCCCGTCAAAGATGATATCCGGGTACTGCTCCAGATGTAACTTAGGCTTTAAGATAGATGAGCTTTTGCCCTGATGAACTGTCTCGGTGTGCATCATTATCTTACCCGTCTCATTACCGAGGGCAAGATTAAATAGCTTGACGTTGATACCTTTCTTTGTTGATAGTATCTTATGAAGTCTTATGTAGTTATCTTCTACCGGTTCGAACATCATAAAATCAACTATGCCGAGTGACATCCAGCCCTCAAGCTCCTCGGCGTAGTGCGCCCCAACTGAGATAATTCCTTTCATACACTTGCTATTAATATGTCATTCTTATAATTGCCTTCGCGATATTCGATATTATAATCCCGGTTTATCTCCCTGATCTTTTCGATAATCTTTGAACTGCCAAAGACCTTCCAGTCATCGATCATTATCGTATGACGTTTGATATGATGCCGGGCAATCTGATCCAGCTCTGCCTCAATGCTCGAATGTCCCTGATAGGTACGGACTAGCGGATTACCCTCACCGAAGTAAGCATCTCCGCAAGGATGAGCGTCAAGGAAGAAAGTGATAGGCACGTTAAACCCCTGTATTGTCTCGCCGAGCATCCGCGTTGAATCACCATGAAGACAGATGACATTCAGGTTATCCGCAAACCTGTTAAAACACCTTCCCCATAACGTAGGTTCTGCCTCTATGCTTATAACCAGCGGGAAGCCTGCATCAAGAGCCATCTGCACACCGTCACCCTTATATGTTCCTGTCTCAACAAAAATATAGTTCTTATATTCGGCAAGGAAATTCTCGATTATACTCATGGCTTCGGTACTTCAAACAAATATCTTGCGTGTTCATAACCGTTGCGGACACACTGCTCATGCCATTCGATAGTATTAACATAATGCCATCCGGCTCCCATGCGCCTGTTCCAGTCCGATAGTCTTGTCTGGTACTCAGCCATACGCTTCAGGTAATGTTCCAGGTTCCAGAACTTGTAATGAAGCAATTTAAATCGCTGATCGAAACACATACGAAGATCAGCCACTCCCTGCATTCGGTCCAGTGGTTCGGCACGGTGACAACCGGCATAATAATTGATCTCGAATATCTCATTAGGATTGAAACAACAGAGTTTTTCTTCAGGCACATGGTACGTAGCTTTCTGTGAATATTCAAACGGATGCCCCTCGGCATATAACGGAGCGTCCAGTGATATCATATTATACCCGCAGGGCTTGATGATATTATACCCCTGTTTGGTCTGATCCCGTAGGTCAATATCAAACTTCGGAGTCTGCCCGTCAAGATAACACCGGTTGAATATCTCATCGAAATCGACAACGATAACCCATTCAGCCTTACCGCGTGCCTCTTTCCAGGCATGGTTTTTTATCTCAAGGTACAGGTCATCACGGATCTGATTGCCTGAGTCAAAGAATCGTACCTCAACCCGTTTATCTTCAGACAGTAAGTCCACTGTATCATCAGTTGAAAAATTGTCGTAAATAACTATCCTCTCAGCATCTCGGTAGCCAGCGAGAAAGTTCTTAACAAACGGTGCTTCGTTGTAAGCTACGGCATAAACATGAATACGGTTTTTTATCATTATCCTATGTGTTTACAATATTGTTCTGGTAATGTTGCTGCCCGGAAACCATCGGCATAATACCGCTGACCTATCCGGCACTCGGTCAGAGCAGCGAAATCATTCGGCTCGATAAAAGCTGAGAACGGGGCAATACGTTTATAATCTTCCGTCCTCCGCAGTCCGGGGTTCCAGGTAAACCCATGCCAGTTACCACCAAGCGCACCTACTGACATAAGATAGTAATCTGTTACTTTCTCCCCGGTTGTCGTGCTGACGTAATACGATGTCCCTCTATCGACAGGGTGATAGTTAGTGTCATCCAGTCCCCGGAGCCATACAGTTAGTATCTTCTCATCTGTTTCGAGTATAGCCATTGACTTCTCAATAAACCCGCCCTGCTGAAATTCCCAGTCATCTTCGAGATGAAAGATATAATCTGTCCGCACTTCCGAATAAGCTATATCAATAGACTTGACCTGCCCGGTGTTCTGAATGTTGGCAATAACCCTCATGCGTGGGTATCGCACAGAGATATCTTTTGCGATATTCAGATTACCACTGTCTTCGATAAGTATATACTGAGCAATAGGATAGGTGTTAAACTTACGGAACGAATCCAGTGTCCTGAAAAGCAGGTCAAGCCTGCCGCATGATGTTATTACTACTGTAACGTCCCTCATCGTTTATCCATTATTTTTAAAGCTAAAGCAAAACAAATAAGTATTATTCCTACACCTATTCCAAATGCTATCATTCCGAATAAAAATTCAAGGCAATCTTTAATCATCGTTTCATATTATTCATTTGGTTATCAAGCATCTCCTGTCGGTAATCATAAAAGCCATTACGTATATCGCTATGAGCTGCACGTTGATAAGCGATCATCGGGTAAACGACAAAGCAGTTAAGTAGTTTCTGCCCGGTCATAAAGAGCCAGTGATCTATCTGTTTGTATTCATTATCAACATACGGCGACCATAATTCCAGCATCCGCGCCCGTCCTTTCGCCGACCATAACATCGCATGAGTAGTGTGTGTCCCCCCTGTAATCTGAAACAGGTTCTCGGAATAACTGATAGCCGGGGTCTTGACATTAGCACCGAGATAGAGAAGATCGAAATCATCAGGTAGTTGATCGATAGATGCATTCAACCTATCAAGTGTCTCAGGTTCAAAAACCACATCGTCTTCAAAGACAAACAGCGGACCCTTGCCTTTCAGACATTCATAATGAGACTTGGCACAGCCAGACTCCCCTCCGGTGATCGCCGGGAAACGATAGACATGAGTAAAGCCAAAGTTGGCAAGCTCTATTAATGTATCTTTCATCCTCTCTGTCCGGGAGTCAAGATTAATGACCTTTACTGTATAGTTATCTATTTTGCCCATAACATACCCCATCGTTGCTTACGGAATGTCTCAAGTTCATTAACACTATTAAATAGATGTTTGCGTGTCATCCATTCTGAGGGACGGTAATTAAATTGATCGCCATGCTGTATATTAAACCCGGTATAACCAAGCTGTAAAAGATAGTTGATAGATTTTACTATCTCGTCTTTCTGCTCTTCGGCATACTCAAAACACAGCATCGGTACTTTCTGAGTTAATCCCTTCAGTACCTCATATTCGTAACCCTCGACATCAATTTTAATCAGTCCTGGCTCGCCGTATCTTGAGATAAGATTGTCGAGTGTGATACTGAATACTTTTATAGGATTATTCCAGTGTTCGGTCTCTATGTGACGGCTATTTTTTACCCACCACTCCGAAGCTGTTGATGATTCCCCTGCACTGTTTTGAGCAACATAAAAAGGTATCATCTCGAAATCATAAGCAGCTACCAGGTAATGAAGTATCTCGATATTCGTATCATCCGCAAACCGCTCTTTTGCTGTATGATAAGATGCTTTATTAGCCTCGACCCCGATAAAATTATCTATCGTTGTATAGTTTGCAGCTATCCAGTGACCATGACAACATCCTATATCGAATATAATCATATACCAAATATATAACTTAAATCTGAATTGAGACACTCTGCCGATGAGGTATTTTCATCCCGATACTCATGCAACCGTTCACCGTCACGAAGACCTGTGATTTGTATCTTTGAGTCCTTGTCCCCGTAAATCTTTATAAACTCCATAGCCATATCATGCAGTCTGAATGATCTCATCGGGATGGTTACTATGCCAAAATAAGTACGTGAGTTAACCAGGAAGGATGCCAATTCATTAGGATGAACAAAGAAACGGGTCATATCCACGTGCGTAAGTTCGATCATGTTCTTTGCCCTGAGTTGGTTAGTCCACCGCTCCAGAACACTGCCCGATGACCACAGGACATTACCGGAGCGTACAGATAGATAGAACGCCTCAGTAACCATAGCCTCTGATAATGCTTTTGTTCTGCCATAGACTGAGGCGGGATTAACTGCTTTGTCAGTTGACATATTAATCATCTTGGCTCCAGTCAGGCGGCAGGCGTTGATAACATTCATCGTGCCAAGGACATTGGTTTTTATTGCCTCCTGCGGTTGCTGCTCACATATCTCGATATGCTTCATAGCTGCCAGATGATAAACGTAATCATAACCTTTAATAACTTCGATCATTCGGTTTACGTCCCTGACATCTGCGATAATATATTTACAGTCCGGGAACTCCTGGCGCATCTTCACCTGCATCGACTCGTCACGACTAACTATCGTTGCATCAGGTATCAGCTTTGCCAACGCCCTGCCTATTGTTCCTGTTCCGCCGGTTATCAGAGTTCTCATCTCTCTTTATTTAGTTAATTTATATAACAACCTTTATCAGTGATAATCTTCTGTTATTGCTTCTCAGCACTCAGGAACTCAGCGACCTCATCAGTAAAGGCTGGTTTGAATCTTCTGTTTATCACTGCCAGGTCGTTAGGTTTGAACGTTGCCTGGAATTTTGTTATCTTACCAGACTTCGTATCCTGCTCTGTTTTGGAATATGCTCGATATAATCAGCAACGGGAAAAACTGTGTCAAAAACCCTATGTCCGGCGTGTTATGGTGAACAAACGACAGCCTTTCGGCGGAAGTATTCGCCGGAACATAGAGCCTTAGATTTTTCTTTTGTATCATTTGTCACCATAACAAACCGATACAAATTTAAACAATATTCCAGAACAACAATATCAAAGAACGATAACTTATTAACATCTACAAAACTGCTTTTACCATCTGCCAATATTTCAATGTCTGGTTCAGCTTCATGCCGTTAGGACTCCCGCCGTTCCATTCACGACTGATCTTCTCAGGGTTGCGGTAACCAATCTGATGAGCATAATAATTGAACACCTTCGCCGCCTTCGCTGAGTCGAGCATATCCGCAAGCTCATACCTGATACCTGTACGCAGGAGGTAATCATCGAGCCTGACCTGCCGGATCTGATACCTGCCATAAGCCAGCTCCCTCCAGTTGATAACCGAGTCCTGATGCCGTGACTCTACAAAGCTGATGGCGTTCATGATCCGTTTGTACGGATCGATCTTTCGAGCTGCCTCTGCCCATAGCATCCTTGCCTCAGGAGCCAGCACCGCTCGGAAAATGAGCAGGAATATTACAGTTAATAAAATTGCTTTCATTTCTTTCTGTGTATAAGTTTCATAATAACCCATGCAATAAAGCTGAAAAGTATTGCCAAGACTATGTATGACAGTAACCAGATAGCTATAATCCAGGTTATGCTCATTGCTTTACGTTGTTAAGCCAATCTGATAATTTTTTCGTCTCCTCGGGACTCAATAATATTTCATTAAACTCAACTATTCCGGAAAATAGAAATTTCAATCTCCTTTTGATAGAATATCTTAAAGGCATATACCTGAAATGAACAAGACAAACAGTCTTTTCATCCTGCCAATATTCTGCCTTTAATATTTCAGTTCCACAATCACATTTAACTAAAATCTGTTCTTCCATGATTACGCTCTTTTTACTCGTTTCTGAACTACAAGGAACCTCTCGCAACCGGCAGTATCAAGTAACATCTCCTCGACAAAAAGCCAGTATTTAAGTTTGAACCTGCCGAACGCTATCTTTGTCCTCCAGTTGTCCTGATCGTTGCGGGTGAGGGTGTCGAAGT